AACATCGCGATGTCGGTCTTGTCACCTACTACGCTCGTGTATCGCCGGTGATCCCGAGGTAATGCTCGACTGGGCCGTCATATCGTTGGCGATTTGCCTGGCGGGTTGTATCGCTGGGATCGTCCTGATCACAATTTTCGAGGGCGCGCCTGCGCTCGCCGGTACAGGTCTAGGCGCACTGACCTCCGCGCTCGGCGGAGCATTGGTGTGGAGAGTCAAAGCTATCCAGAATGGAGGACCGAAGTAATGCCGCCAGGACTACTCAACGGCAAGAGGCCCGACATCACCGCTGCCCAGGTCATCTCAGTGTTGACCTGGATCATCACCCAGGCGGTATCCGTAGGCTGGGTGAACAACGACCAGGCACAGCATTGGCTGCAGGTAGGCTCGTCAGTCATCGCTGCCGCATGGATCATCGGTGACGCGCTCCTGCGCGGATCGCGGAACGTCGCCGCCGCCAAGACACCCCCGGTGGAGCCTACGGTCAAGTAGATGGCGCCACCCAAGACCAAGACGGACATCGGCAACAAGGCTCCCACGCGGGAGATTGGAGCGATCCTGAACGGATCGTTCTCAATTGCCGGCATGGCGAAGTGGACCACATTCGTGGATGACTTCGAGTACGTGCCTGCCCTTGTCTGGCCGCGCTCCGTGCAGACGTATTCGGAGATGCGCACAGACTCGCAATTGGCGGCTCTGTTCCGGGCGACATCACTCGCGATCCGGAAGATGAAGTGGTCCATCGACCCGAACGACGCCCCCGAGGAGATGGTCAATCACTTCGCCCAGGACTACAACTTGCCAATCCTGGGAGAGCCGCCGACGTCAGAGCAGCTGAGCAAGCAGCAGACGAACAACCCGCTGGATCCGAATACTCCTCCCGCTCAAGCCCCCGCCGCTGAGCCTGCTCCAAAGAAGTCACAGCCGAGGCTCAGAGCAAAGGGCAGGTTCGCTTTCACGGAGCATCTGCGCAAGGCGATGCTCGCGGGCATCTGGGGCCACTACTACTTCGAGCAAGTAGGCGAGATCGGAGATGACGGCAAGTGGCATCTGAAGAAGCTCGCTGAGCGTCCACCGAAAACCATCGATGATTTCCGCATCGCAGAGGATGGCGGGCTGGTCAGCATCATCCAGAACGTATCGCGCGGCGGCAACGCATCGTTCTTGTATCCTCTGCCCGAGATCCCCGTGGACAACCTGGTCGGATACGTCAATGAACAGGAAGGTGCAAATTGGGCGGGAAGATCGTGGTTCAGGGATTGCTACAAGAACTGGCTGATCAAGGATCGGCTCATCAGGATCGACGCCGTCAACCACGAGCGTGCAGGTGGCGTGCCCTACATCGAGGCACACCCCGGCGCTACTCCTCAGGAGATCAATGCCCTGAACGAGATGGCGCAAGAATTCAGGGTTGGGGATACGAGCGGTGGCGCAGTCCCGGCTGGTGCTAAGTTCCAGATCGCGAAGGGCACCAACAGCAGCGTAATCGAGTCCATCAAGTATCACGACGAGGCGATGGCTCGATTCTTCATGTTGATGGTCATGCAATTGGGGCAGACTCAGACCGGCTCTCGCGCGCTTGGAGGAACATTCGTGGAGTTCTGGGCAGATGGCCTCGCCGCCATCGCCCAGTGGTTCGCAGATACATTCAACGAACACGTCATCGAAGACGACGTGGACTGGAACTGGGGGCCGGAGACCGAAGTAGTGCCTTTGTTGACCTACGAGGTCGATCCTCTCCTGGCTGTAGAGCCGCTGAAGCTGATGATTGACGCTCACGCCATCGAAGTGGATGACGATCTGGAACACTACATCCGCAAAGAGATGGGCTTGCCCGATAAGGGCGCGCCGAGAGTCAGCATGCAAGATCAGTTCAGCATGCAACTTGAGCAGAAGAAAGTGGACAATCAAGCTCAGCAGATTGCCCAAAAGCCTGCTCAGCCAAGCGGGGCGAAGCCGTCTCAGCCGGCATCGTCACCGGCCGGGGGAGGGTAGGTCGTGCTGCGGGTGCTCCCTCCCAGTTCACTACCCTCCCCCATCTACCGAAAGGAGTGCAATGGGATTGCTTGGTAGCGGCTCCAAGGGCCGCTCAAACAACCCGAAGTTCGGCAGGGGCGGTGGCGCCAATCCCCGGACCAGCGTCAACGCGAACGTAAAACTCGATACGTCGCAGGCAGAGCCGAACGAGACCACGAAGGTGCAGGAGCGGTACAACGCGGCGATCCAGGGCAAGATGCTCCACGACCAGCTGAAGAAGAACAAGTCGGGGAAGTCGCCGGTCTAGTATGCCCTGGAAAGTCTTCAAGGAGGGCTCACAGTTCTGCGTGCACAAGCTCAACACCGACGGGTCGAAGGGGGCCAAGGTAGGCTGTCATCCGACGAAGGACGCTGCCCTCAAGCAGCAGAAGGCCCTGTACGCCAACGAGCCGAAGGCTAGCGCCATGGAGCCCTACGTCGGCGAGGATGGTCTCTGGCGGATCGACCGTGTACCAATCGTCTCCACCGGGATCGAGTACAGGCTGTCCACCGGCAAGACGACGTTCACGGAAGCAGATCTGGCCGATGCCGTCAAGGCGCAGGGTGATCCGGCTATCGTTCAGCCTCGCATCAAGCTGGGACATTCGGATCAGGCGAACGATCTCTTGCTGGGCGACGGTGAGCCCGCGTTCGGTCGCGTCGAGGGAATGGTGCTGGATGACAACGGGCACACGATCTACGGCGACTATGTCGGTACGCCGGAGTGGCTGGCGTCCGTCCTGCCGGTGGCGTACCCTAGTCGTTCAATCGAAGGCACGCGGGACGTGGAGACCGTAACGGGCAAGGAGTACAAGCTCGTGATCACGGATGTCTCGTTGCTGGGAGTCAAGTGGCCAGGATGTTCGGTGCTGGAAGACCTGCCACTCTGGTACGGCGCAGATGTCCCGGAGGCCGCAGAGATCGAGACTGACACGGTCGCTGCCAAGGAGGGCGGAATGAGATTCAAGCGCAACAAGGAAGTTTCGGCAGAGATCGACGTCAGTGACGTCCGGCGCACGTTCTACACAGACGTGGCGCAAGACGATGCGTACTGGTGGTGGATCCGCGCCGAAAGAGTCACGGATGACGGGCTGTCCCTGATCGTCGATAACGACAAGGGTGGCCTGTACCGTTACGATGTCTCCGTTGACGGGGATGAGATCGAGTTCAGTGATCCTGTCGAGGTCACCGTCAAGTATCCGGAGAAGACAGCTGCTGTCGCGGCAGCCGTAGTTGCAGGGATGGCCGTCGCCCAAGAGGGCATGACCATTCACGCATCTCGGGACGAGACCAGACCCGAGGACATGCCCACACTCCAGAAAGGAGGGAGCATGGACGAGAAGCGTCGTCTAGCTCTCGCAGCCGCTCTGGGTCTGCCCGAGGAAGCGACTCCCGAGCAGATCAGGGCAGAGGTAGCTGTCCAGGAGGCAGCCGCTCCTCCAGTCGATCCGGACGCAAAGCCGGATGACGACCAGGAGGACGAGAACAAGGTCGCGCCGGTGCCCACCCCGGACGACGAGAACGACCCCAATGTCCTGGTCCCGGATGACGAGGCCGCAACGGTCACGCTCGACAGGGCAACGTTCAACCGGCTCAAGCAGGGGGCCGATGTTGCGCTCGCGTCGGCGGCAGAGGCAGGCAAGAGGGCTATCAGCGATCTGGTCAAGGCCAAGATCGAGGACGGCACGATTCCCCCGGCACGCCGGGATCACTGGCTGAGGGCGGCGCAGGCCGACTTCGACGGTGTCAAGGCAACTCTCGACTCGATGGAGCCGGGACTCATCCCCGTCAACGAGCGCGGCTCAGGCGGCGGCGGCGACGGTGGGACAGATCTCGGCGTCAGCGCGGGCTTGCCCGACGAGTGGTTCCCCGAGTTGTCGGTAATCCGTGCACAGGCCGCGCAGCATCGGCCTGTCGTACAGGCGAAGGAGGGCTAACGGATGGCGAACGATTGCATCCCGTTCAAGCGCCCTGGGGACGATGTCACCGGCAAGGCAGAGGCCGCCATCACTGGCTGCCGCTGTGTGCAGATCTCCGGTGACATGACCAGCAACCCCGTCCTGGGGCTGCCCAACACGGCAGACGGTGGACTCTACACCGTCGGTCACCCGAACGTCTCAGGCGCTGCTGGCGCCGGCAAGATGATCTTCGGAGTGGCCAAGTACGACGCCCTGATCAACGGGCGGGTCGGCGTCATTCGCGGAGGCATCGTCCCCATCGAGGCGGGGGCAGCCATCGCGCCAGGAGCCGAAGTCGAGGTGGATGCCACAGGTCGTGTCATCACCCTTGCCTCCGGCGTAGCCATCGGCACATGCCTGACAACCTGCACGGGTGCAGGCGTCCAGGCAGTCGTCGCCCTACACATCGAGTAGTGAGAGGAGGACACAAGTGAAGCTCACCACTGACATCCTCGGGCTCCCTGCCGATCTGTCTGGCGAGGAGCCGAGGGACGTAGTGCGGATGCTCCAGTTGGGATTTGTCTTCGCTGGAGAGACGGTCAGGGCGCAGATCGCCAACCCTGTCGCGCATCCGCTCGGGCCTCCCACGATCAGCGGTGCCAACTACACCGTCGATCTGGCCCTGCAGCAGCCCACACGCGTCACACGCACGTTGATGGACCTGACGCTTCAGCGGTTCTTCGCGGATCGCGTATTCGCAAGTGCCGGCGGCGTCACCGGCGGTGCAGTCGTCTATGACGAACTGATCGCCAACGACCTGTACTCCGCACGGGACATCGAGATGGTGCAGCCGGGTGACGAGTTCCCGATCATCACGAACCTGCGGCGTGCGCCGAAGGTGGCAGAGGTCGAGAAGTGGGGCGGCAAGTTCTTCGTGACAGTCGAAG